ATCACAGAAAACGTAAACAACAATTTTCTCCAGCCATAACTTTAAAAAATTTACAAAAAAAAGTAGATAAGATAAGAAAAGACAAGAAAATTAGTGATCTTAAACATAAAAAATTTATGTTTAAAACAGGGCAAATACTTAGAACATCTGATGTTGCTATTAAAAAAAAAGAAGCCTTACTTAATAAAAAAAAGAAACAGATTATTGTATTGGAAAATATACTTAAAAAAGCAACTCGGTAATGGTAGATTATAAAAATCCTTTTGATGTCGATCTTTTCGAGGAAGACAGTTTTATTAAAGTTTTACCTACAACGGGTGTTTCAACAAACGAAGCAGGAGTAGCAAATATTAATCTACCGCCCTCAAACATTCCGCAGGATGAGGTAGAGCCACAGAAAACAGAAGAAGAAAACGTTGTTACTGCAAAAGATAAATTATACAAAGACCGAAGAAGAATTAAAAAAGAAAGTATAAACGCTGCTATAGAGTATTCAGGCAAAAAAAATCAAACTTGGTATCCCCAAGATGAAAAATCAAAATTGGGATACAAATACGCATCCCACATAACTGACGCTGTAGGATTTTATATGCCTAAGTTTATAGAAGACTACGGGCTTAACCGTCTATCAATGACAGCTACAGCAGCCGCAGCCGCAGGAAAATTCTTAATGGGGGAAGGGCCCGGAAAAACTTTTAGAGAAGCGGAAATGGGACAACCTATATCTATTTTTCAATTAGTGGAATTAGGGTTTGTAGGATTAGATGCTGTGGGTGCAAGTGCGGCATTAAAATCTGCATGGAAAAGTGCTGTTAATGGACTAAGTAAATTAGGAAAAAAACCTAAATATATTGCGAATATTCTGCGAGAACATCCAGAGATGATGGATGACTTTGCAAAAATTGATGAGGGTACACCTATAGAAGAGCTGTCGGATGTAGTAAGGGAAAAGCTAGGTGTAGGAGCTAGTGTGCCTGTGAAAAATGCACCTACTGATCCATTGAAGGGAAAAGAAATACTTGATCCATATTTAGCACCGGGAAGAAATACAAGAACAACAACATATACATCTGCGAAGAACAAAAGGAAAAAAATTGATAGTGTTAAAAATATAGAAGAATTTACGAACTACTCACTACTTCCAGGAAATACGTTTTCAGGGCAATCAATTAATCCTGCAAGATTAAAAGTAGTAAGAAAGTATGCAAAAATTATGAATAGTGGGAATGCAGAAAAAATTAGTGCTTTGTATGTAAAAGTGCCTGCTAAAGCCAGAAGCGCCCTGTACGAAGCGGCAAAAAGACAAGGATTAATAACCGAAAAACAAGTCAATGATGCGGAAAAATTATATCGTCAAATAGCGACAAAAAAAACCTTAATAAATGATGATTTAATTATTAGAGCAGGGAATCAATTTGAGAAATGGAAAGCAGGAGAACTTCCAGGTGTTACTACCAAAGGAACAACAAAAAGTTCTATGGGAGCACGAGAGTTTATACGAATGCTTAAAGATGATCCTGAACTTGATAAATTGATAGGAGAGGAGTTTATTATTTCCGAAGGAACCTATGAAGGTCCAGGCAAGTTAAAAAATCTAACAAACGAAGAACGTTGGTTGAAAAATAGAATACTTAAACTTGAGCCTATTATATATGGATTAAAAGAACAAACAGGTAATTTCCCTTTTGTAAAGCCAGGAGCGCTACGAACGTCGAAACAAATAAAACACATACCAAAACCTTTTGGACAGGCTGTTAGAGAATCTATTGAAATTTCTCGTCTTGAGGCTAACAACCAGTTAAAAAAGGCTGTTCAAGAAAAAGGAGGAGATTTATTAAAAAAATCTAAGTGGGCAGAAAAGTCTAGTACCTGGATAAATAAAGGAGCGGAAAGACTTAAAGATATGGGAGCTAGTCCTACTCTAATTACTAATCAGTTAAAAAAAATAGATATGGATAAATTATCCGATCTTATTGTGCAACGAGAGAAATTTAATATTGAACGCCAATTTTACAATGAAGAACTAGCCGATGTTTCCAAGATGTTTGGAGACGGGGAACTACCTTTTGATGCTGTTCAAATAGGCCATTTTGAAGCCATAGAAGAAAATATTAAAAGAGCCATGAATATTGATAATTTATTTTTGCAGGGGTGGAAAGCAAATAGAGCGGAACAAGATTTAAGAAAACAAGTTAAAAACCTAAAGAAAAAATTTAGAGAAGCTAAAACAGGTGATGAGAAAAGAGATGCAATTACAAAGTTAATGAATATTGATAAAGAACTTGCTGAGTCAGGATCTATCAGTAAAATAGGAGGACAAGATTTTGGTGCGCGGCCTGATGAAGATTTTTTAGCAGTAGGTGAAGATGTTATGGATGAAATGAGTTTTTCTAAAGGGGGAATGGCAGAAGATGAAATCTTTGAAGAGCAGGTGTCCGAGAACCGTGGTACACCGACTATTGATATGGCGCAAGAATCTATTTTTGACGATGACAATAGTTATGACACAGCAAATCTTATGGTACCTTTTTTTAAATGGTTCACAAAAGCGCCACCTAATACTACAGCACCCATACCTATTCCTAAACCAGACTTAGAGGAAGTAAGTAATCTTTCTCCTAAACCTGATGGAACATTACGACCAAAACAACAAACCTTAAAAAATATTCAAGAACAAGAAACAGATTTTTTTGATCCGACTCCAGATACACCTGTTATGACACAAGGAGAAGCGGAGCTAGAGGAATATGTTCCTCTCTCCATAACACCGTACACAAATCAACCTGCTACAGGGGTAGTGTATTCTGATATTGAAAGAGTGTTATCTCGATCAGACACGCCTTCACAATTTAATTCAAAAAAAGAGTTACAGGAATTTTTAAGCAGAAATAACATAAAAAAGTCAGAGCTAACCGATTATAGAATTGAGAGTATTTTAAAATTATATCCCGATGATCAACCTATTACCGCAGCAAGTCTTATTTCTCAAGTAAGACAAGCTCCTCTTACAGGAGCAAGAGTACACGCAACAGGTTTTAATTCAAAAATAATAAATCCTCAAGGTTATGAAAATGCAAGATATCAGGGCTATACCGAGCCAGGTAGCTTACCCGGTACATATAGAGAACGTGTTTTAATTCTTCCTAAGAATAAATTACCAGGCGATTCAGGAGACTTACCTAAAACAATGACAGGTGAAGGAGACGCGGCACAAAGACATACATTTGGAGAAGGTGACGAGAATTATGTTATTGGTTGGTCAAGACTTACTGATCGTATGGGATATATTCCTCCAAAAATAGCTGGACCAAAAATGCCTAAAGGGCAGGTTGGAAGGTTAGTAGCTAAAATTGCTAGAGAGGATGCACAATTAAAAGGATTATTTGCAGAAGCTCAAAGTAAACTACACCGAAGAGGTATGGAAACAGATGAAGGTTTTAATCAAGCAGACATAGACGAACTGACGATAGGATCGATAGAAGATATTTTACGATTTAAAGATCAACTAGATGAAATAAGTCCAGGTTTAGTAGATCAAATAGATGAAATAATAGTGTCTAAGAATAAATCACAATCCGATATAAATAAGTTAAGCACGGCTGATTCTGATAACTATGTTAAAGTAACATTTGCAGATGAAATACAATCCGATATATTACAAGAAGCGGCAAGAAGAAAACAATATTTAGGACAGTTTGTAAAAAGGCTTGAACAAGAAGGACAGGCCGCAACTAATTTAGACGATTACCAAGCTGTTAATCAAAAGCTTCTAGCGTTTTATAATGAAAATAAAAGTGTATTTAGACCACAAGCAAAAACAGCAGCAGAAGTAGATGTTCTTGGGCAACAGTTTAAAATAATGGATGATCAAATAGATAATATTATTAACACCTATGTTGCAACAAGAGAGATTAGTGAAGAGAGTTTAGGTAGATTACAAACACTGCTACAAGAGAATACACAAGAGATGTTACAACAAATTTCTAAAGTTGACAGTAATACCATGGGGAAATTATTTCCAGATATTCCATTTAAAAATAGAGAGGATTGGAGTGATGCTATTATTAAAAATGACTTATTTGAAGCGGCTTACCGTAAGTTTATTTTAAAAGATCCTACTGCTGCTGATTACTATGCCATCTCGCCGTCTTCTTTTGTTAAGACTAGATACGGGCATGCAGGGGGTACTTACACCCCAAATGCTTTAAGAGCGAAAGAAAAAAAACGTCAATTAGATTATTTTATGCAGAATGGGGAAATGACAAAATCTGAATTAACAGGTGTGGGTATGGATGAATTTTATGGAGGGCCTGAGGTTAAGTCTCCTCTTAGATATTTTGTCTATGATACAACAAAACCTATTAAAGAAAAAATGCTTGATATAAACGGACAACCTATACTTAAAAAAGGAAAACCTGAGATGGTGACAGTAGGTTATAAAAAAGTATCGATGACAGACATCGATGGAAAAACTGTTTCAACAACGGAAAATAATAGTGCTGCTAAAGAATTTATTGAGGCAAGTAATAATCCTAATTATAAAATAGACTCGGAACAACCTCATTATAAAGGGGTTTTAGAAAAAATTTTAAAAAAGCAAGCGAAAGAAAATAATTCAGTGTTTACAACGATGCCTATTCAAACAAAAGCAAGTTCAAAAAATGTATATATTGTAACTGATCAAAATGGTAATATGGTAGCCACTTTATCTAATGGAGAACAAGCTGATAGCCTTGTAAGAACTAATCCTAATTATAGAATTACCGAAAAAGGTACTCCTGAAAAAAAAGATATGTCTCCAGTATTCGCTATTAAAATTACTAAAGAAATGCTAGAACCATATGTAACGCATAAAGCTATGGGTGGACTTGTAGAAGATATTGATATATTTGAGGTATAGGAATGGCAATTGAAAGACCAATAGGAGAACCAAGTACAGAAATTGATGTAGAATCTGTTGAAATAGAAACTCCAGAAATGGATATAGATGCTGTAGAGATGCAGGAAGATGGATCAGCGGTTATTAATGGTGTTCCAGACGCAGAAGAAATTTTGCATGATGCAAATTTAGCAGAACATGTGGATGAAAATAGTTTAAAGATAATATCTAGTGATTTAGTTGGAGAATATGAATCAGATCAAAGTTCACGTGATGAGTGGTTTCAAGCATACCGAAAAGGTTTAGAATTATTAGGATTTAAATACGAAGAAAGAACTATGCCTTTTGCAGGTTCAAGTGGAGTAACACATCCTTTGTTATCAGAGTCAGTTACTCAATTTCAAGCTCAAGCGTACAAGGAATTATTACCAAGTGGTGGCCCTGTACGTACACAAATTTTAGGAACCCCCGATCCTCAAACAGAAGAACAATCTGAAAGAGTAAAAGATTACATGAATTATCAAATAATGCATGTTATGGAAGAATTTGATCCAGAACTAGATCAAATGTTATTTTATCTTCCTCTCACAGGTTCAACATTTAAAAAAATTTATTTTGATGCAACATTAGGAAGAGCTGTTTCTAAATTTGTAGCCTCCGAAGATTTAATTGTTCCTTACACAGCCACAGATCTTCAATCTGCGGAAAGAGTAACTCATGTTCTAAGAAGAACAGAAAACGACATTAGAAAAATGCAAGTAGCAGGTATGTACAGAGATGTTGATGTTACTCCCTATAAAGATGAAACAAGAATTCAAGAAACTAAAAATAGAATTGAAGGAATACAAGATACTGGTTATCAAGAAGATTATACCTTATTAGAAATACACGCTGATTTAGATGTAGAAGGTTTTGAAGAGGAAGATGGTATTAAATTACCTTACATTGTAACTATCGACGAAGGCTCTGGAAAAGTTTTAGCTATATATAGAAATTATGAAGAAGAAGATCCGCTTAAAAAGAAAAAACAATATTTTGTTCACTATAAGTTTTTACCCGGCCTTGGTTTTTATGGCTTTGGTCTTATCCACATGCTCGGAGGTCTTTCAAGAACTGCAACATCAGCCCTCCGTCAACTTATCGACGCTGGTACATTGTCCAATCTCCCTGCTGGATTTAAAGCTAGAGGATTGCGAATTAAAGACGACGATACTCCCCTTCAACCAGGAGAATTTAGAGATGTAGATGCTCCAAGTGGAGATTTAAGACAAGGATTACTTCCTTTACCTTATAAAGAACCGTCTCAAACTTTATTTCAATTATTAGGGTTTGTTGTCCAAGCTGGTCAACGTTTTGCCACAATTGCTGATCAAAAAATAAGTGACGCAGGTGGAGCAGGTGCCCCTGTTGGAACAACAATGGCTATTATGGAAAGAGGCACAAGAGTTATGAGTGCCATTCATAAAAGGATGCATTACGCTCAACGTATTGAATTTAAATTACTTGCAAAATTATTTAAAGATTACACAGAACCTTTTTACCCATACAGTGTGGGAAAAGATGTTGTTTCAAGTATAAAACAAGCAGACTTTGATGATCGTATAGATATTATACCTGTATCAGATCCTAATATATTCTCTATGTCTCAACGAGTAACGTTGGCACAGACACAATTGCAACTAGCTCAAGCTGATCCAGGTTCTCATAACATGTATGAAGCTTACAAACGTATGTATCAAGCTTTAGGTGTTCACGATATACAAGCTATTTTGCCTACACCGAAACCAGCCGCTCCAAAAGATCCAGGTTTAGAAAACGCAGACGCTTTAACGGCTAAAAAGTTAACTGCTTTTAAAGGTCAAGATCATCAAGCTCACATAGCGGCACACAGAACATTCATGTCTACGATTTTAATTAGAAATAATCCCAACGTAACTACTTTGTTACAAGCTCACATCATGGAACATATATCGTTATTAGCTAGAGGAATCATAGAACAGGAGAATGCTGAAGAAATACAAAAAATTGCTCAACAATATGGTGGTGAAATACCTCCTGAACTTCAACAGCAGTTTCAAGAACAGCTAGAAAAACAAATTGCTGTGAAAATCACAGAATTTATTGAAGAAATGTTTGTTGAGGAGCAACAATCATTAGAAGGACAGGGAGAAGATCCACTTGTAGCTTTAAAACAACAAGAAATAAATATTAGAGCTCAAGATTTACAAAGAAAAATTATGGATGATGAATCTCGAATTGCTGTTGACCAAGAAAGAATAGCAGCTGATACTCAACAACATCAAGATAAAATAGATTCTCAAGAAGATATTGCACAACTACGAGCAAATGTTAATTTAGAAAAAGCGAATACTCCTAGAAAAGAAGAATTACAAAAAAAAGTAGATTTTGAAAATTAAAATGACAGAAGTAGAGATAAAAATAAATATTTTCTTTGAAAAAATAATGTATTTAGTAGAAAACACTTCCAAAACTCAAGAAGATAGTATACTTTTAGCAGGTGCTATGATGAGCGCTGCAAGAATATTATATTTTGATAATCTTGGTAGTAAAGAAGGACAACAAATTATGGACGCTAACACAGTTGATTTTATTGATTTAATAAAACCAACGATACATTGAGGTAGATATGGCAAATACTGGAAGAATGAATTTATTAGAAGAAGTAGGTCGCATAGATGCTGAAAAACCTAATACAAATAGACGTGCTGAAAAAAGAAGAGTTATGGGAGAACTAAATAGAGGATATAATAAAGGTGGTTTAGTCACTGAGATGTATTCACGTGGTTATGGTGTTGATATGAAGTCTAAACGTAAACCTACTAAAATTTTTTAAGGAATTATTATGAATAATCCGAAACCAAAATATATAAACGGAAGCAAGTACCCTAATGCTAAAATGACGGTAACTACAGATGGAAATCCTTATGCTGGAAAGTTTGTTAATCAACAAAAAATTGTTGATGTGTATACCGCAAGTGCAAAAGGGCCTAAAAAAACTGATAATTTAGGTGATGGTCCAAAAGGACAAAAAAGTAAAGTACAGATAAAAAAAGTACCTTTTAAAGGACTATTTTAATGACTCCGTTAGAATAAATTGCAAATTTTAAAAATTTGCTATAGATTAACTTCTTAAAAAGGAGGTTTCTATGAAACTTGCAAAAGATATATGGGCTCACTTGAAAGAGTGGAGTGACTGGGGAATGAAAGACTGGATTAAAGCTGG